TAGCCATATAGCCAATAAGCCATTAGTACCTAATAGCCAAGATAGTAATAAATTAAAAGATTCTGAATCCAAAGGGATTCTAATGAAAGAGATAAAGATACCTATGAGAAAATGGGAAGATGATGGAGAAGATCTGGCAGGGTTTGGCTTGGTTGAGCCTAAAGTATTACCACAGAGGGCAGTTAAAAAGTCAGACCCTAAGACCCGTGGAAGACGACCACAGCACGAGTGGACCCCAATGGACGTTGCTGCAGAGTTTAGTTACCAGGTGGGCCGCAAGTACCCGTTACTTCCAGGTACCGTCTCAGTCAAGTCGCTCTCTGGAGCACTTGCCAAATTCAGAAAGCAATACGACACCACACCCTTGATTGAGTTAGAGTTGCTTCGTCTTTTTATGGCAGACGAGAGAAACTTTGCTCAGATCGGTGACGAGGCTCCGCATCTTTACAAGAAGTACCTCGCATCATTTGGCAAGAAGATGAACCAAGCACGGGAGAACCTGGGTTTGACAAAGGTCAATGCACCAGCAGATACTTCCGTAAAGATCGGCACAATTACAGCCAGCGATGGCCGTGTATTTCAGAACTCGCTTTCTGGGCGTGCACAGTTAGAGCGTTATGAAAAAAAATTAGGAGCAAGCACATGATTCCAAATACAATGGCAGGTGGCCAACGTCAGTTGACAGAGGCAGACGTAAAGAGAATGGTTACAGAAGAATTGAAAAAGGAGAACAACAATGGCTAAGAAAGTAAGTAAAGTTTTCAAAGCAGACCTAAAGAAGAACAATGTAAAGGGTGGCGCATGGATGGCTACCGTCAGCGTTCAGGATGAGGGCATCGACGTAGTCAGTGTTTTTGTTACCTCAGCATGGGCAAACGCCTCAGCAGGAAAGCGTTGGGTTAAGGAGCAGGTTTTGGCATTGACGCCACGCAAGTCTGTAAAGATGATTGCTGGCAGCGAGTTGGATGTAAAGAACAAGCCTCTTTCATTTTCTGGCGAACTTGTTTTCAAGGCGTAGAAAAAGAGTGGGAGCAATCAAGGCGATTGCCTTAGACGCTCGTGAAGATGTGATCCGTGAAGTTCAGGCTTTTGCTTCCGAATACTCACATGACGTTTTAGGACGTGACGTTGTAATCGTGGAGCAACTGCTTGACTTCTTAGGTGTTCCCTCAGGTACAGGGAAAGAAATGACTGCCTACTGCGTAGCGTGTAAGCACAGCGTCACTGCTTATGATGGCGTTGAAAAATTGCTGAGTTCTGGAAGACGGATGGTCGTTGGCTCTTGCCCATCATGCGGAAGTAATATTCATCGTATTCTTAAAAATTAAAGTGTTGGGAGGGACATTGTGTACGACATTAATGAACTATCTTCTTTAAAGCGCCACTGGCTTACTCGCACTTCTAATATCCCACGCAGATTTTTTGGACTGGAACCTCAGGACGTTATTGATCGTGCTGGCTTTTTTCCTAAAGAAGTCTCTACATGGATTGATGATGCAGTCAACGGTGAGGTTATCAAACAGATTGGCAACATCGGTATCAACGGTGTTGGGCTTTTGTTTGATGGAGGTCCAGGTATTGGCAAAACAACTCATGCGGTTGTTGCTGTTATGGAGTTCTTACGGCGTCTACCAGAGGATGATGCAGAGGCTTGTAAAGTGTTAGGCACTAATCAAAAAGATTATGGGCTGGCGTTTAAACCTATTTACTACATGACTTACCCAGAGTTTCTCTCTCGTAAAAAAGCAACGTTTGATGCTTTACCTGAGGATAAAAGAGAGGCCACCTACGAGTTAGATGGCTACCATGGAAGGTCTAAGTTTGACTGGCTTAACGTTCGCGTCCTCGTTATCGATGACTTAGGAAAAGAGTATGGGTCTGAGTACAACGACTCTTCTTTCGATGAAATATTGCGCTTAAGATATGACAAGGCTCTCCCGACAATTGTCACTACAAATGTTAGACTTGAGAACTGGGAAGCGGTTTACAAGGAAGCAATGGCAAGTTTCGCCAACGAAGCCTTCATCCGTGTACCTATCATTGGTTCAGATTTGCGAGCAGCACAGTGAAAGGGATGAACATGAAAGCCTCATGGCGTACTGTCCAACTCTTTATTTCTTCACAAGGTGCTGGAGTTTTTGAGGTCGAGGTAGATACCGACTCAAAGGATGTGCGATGTAACTGCCCTGTCTTTACAAAGAACACCTTTTGCAAGCACACCTCTTTTGTAGAGAACAAGATGCGCTATAACAATGGTAACTACTCGATCCTTGTCCCTTCTGAGATAAGCGAAGACATTGCCATAGACGCAAGTGAAGATCCAGTTAAGTTTCGAGAGTTTGTAGTCAAGTACGCTAAAGTCGAAGTCATATGAAAAACGGAGACATATCAAACGTCTCCTCTCCTCAGGCAGTCTGCGTAACAGATGTTGTGATCCAGTTAACACAGCAGGAGACCAAGAGACTTTTTTCTACGAAGGTTGAGACAAAGGTAGGCGCTATAGACCTACAGGCTGCAAATAAATTGTGGTTGCTCTCCAACAACTACGCAATCTCTCTTGAACTTGCCGCTTTTGAGGAGGATGGCTGGACAGAGGAGTTGTTAGACAAAGCGTTTGAAAAATTAGAGCGGCGTGTTGTAAACCCATTTAACTATTGGCAACTGTATGAGAACCCTGACGAGTTAGTTATGGGCCTTCCGTACAGGCCTAACTTAAAGGCCGTGATTGATATTCCAGGCCGAGTTGCCAGATACGGGTCTGCTGGTGTAGAAATAGGTAATATCTAAAACCCTTGAGGGAGGGAAAATGGGAAATATAGCAAACGTCATCTGCCCAATGTGCCGCAGTAACGACATTAATCGAATTTGGGTTAATGCGAATTCATATTTGCAATGTGCTACTTGTGGTGAACGATTCCGTTAGGAGAAAAAGATGGCAGCAGATAACGAACATCGTTTAGTCAGCAAGGTCATTCGTGATCGAGACATCATCCCTGCACTGCAGATTGGTGTTACCGATGCGTGGTTCTTAGACGACGAGAATAAACGTGTGTGGGCTTTTGTTCGTAAGCACTACGGTGAGTACAACGAAGTTCCTACTGCTGTTACTGTGAAAGATCACTATCCAAACTATAAGGTTCTTGATGTACAGGATTCAATTGACTATCTGCTTGACACGATGGTCGATTTTCGTCGACGCCTTCTCACAAGACAGGGTCTTGAGAACGCTATCGAACAACTTCAGGAAAACAATCACGATGGTGCACTGCTTGCTATGGAAGCAACCATCACAAAGGTTAACGAGCAAGGTGTTCTTGGAACACATGAGATTGACTTAACAAAGAACACCGAGCAACGGTACAAGGATTACCAATTACTACAGAACGCAGAGTTCCTTGGAATACCGACTGGCTTTGCCAAGATTGATGAGGCAACTGCTGGATTGCAAGGAGGACAGTTAGTCACAATCATTGCACCTCCTAAGACTGGTAAGTCACAGATTGCATTGAAGATGGCGATTAACATTCATCGTCAAGGAAAGATTCCGATGTTCCAATCTTTTGAGATGAATAACCATGAGCAACAACAACGTCACGACGCTATGCGTTCTAACATTTCTCACGGACGATTGAGGCGAGGAAAACTGCTTCCAGCAGAAGAGGCTCGTTACATCGACGTTTTAAATGATATGGAGAAGGAGCACTCATTCCATTTAGTAGATGCTGTAAATGGAATTACTGTTTCAGCACTTGCTGCAAAGATTGAGCAGACAAAACCAGACATCGTGTTTGTAGATGGTGTGTATCTGATGCTTGATGAAGTAACTGGCGAGATGAATACGCCACAAGCAATTACAAACATTACCCGTGCCCTCAAGCGACTGGCACAGAAGATTGATAAGCCAGTAATCATTACAACTCAGACACTGCTGTGGAAGATGCGTGCTGGAAAAGTAACTGCTGACTCCATCGGTTACTCATCATCATTCTTTCAAGACTCAGACGTCATCCTTGGATTGGAACCTATTGAAGAAGATGAAGAATTACGAAACTTAAAAGTAGTGGCAAGCCGTAACTGTGGCCCTACAGAGACTGCACTTACGTGGCGTTGGGAGACTGGCTGTTTCCACGATGAAGACGAAGTCTTTAAGTGTAAGTATTGCTCTGATTGGAGCCGTGTGTGATCGATGTTGAGCGTGTCTTAGTTGGGCTTGATTTACAACTATACGCACAACGTGGAGTCGAAGTTAATGGGCTATGCCCAATGCACAAGAAGCGAACAGGAAAAGATGATCACTCTCCATCGTGGTGGATTAATTCTGAGAGTGGCGCACATATTTGTTTTTCTTGCGGTTACAAAGGGAACATATACACACTAGTTGCAGATGTAAAGGGGATCAGTTACTTCGATGCTCAAGATTACATAGGTGAGAGCGTTGAGGTTCCTCTTGACTCCCTTATGCGTCGAATACAAGATCTCCCACAGTATGTGCAACCAGAAGAGCCAATTGCAATGTCAGAGGCGCGTCTGGCTGTTTACACAACTCCTCCAGCAATAGAACTCCGCAAACGATTCCTAACTGTAGAAGGTGCAGAGAAATGCGGCGTGCTGTGGGATGAAAAGAACGAGGCATGGATTCTCCCTATTAGAGACCCAGACAACGGAGCGCTACTGGGTTGGCAAGAAAAGGGTGCTCGTGGTCGGTTTTTTCGCAATCAACCTGCAGGAGTTAAAAAATCTCGCACCGTGTTTTGTGTAGAGATATTAGACACTGAAAGAGAGTTAGTTGTTGTTGAGTCTCCGCTAGATGCAGCGCGGTTAGTGAGTCTAGGATTGAACTCTGTCTCTACCTTTGGAGCAATCATGGGTGAAGAGCAAGCCAAGATACTGCGTAGAGCACCGAAAATTATTGCTGCGTTTGATAACGATAAGGCTGGGCATACAGCCAATGAACAGATACGAGGGTTTGCGAGAAAGTACGGGATGGACTTACACTACTTTAACTACCGTGGAATCGATGTGAAGGATGTTGGGGACATGACAGAGGCTGAAATTGAACACGGAATTAAAACTGCAAAGACGTCAGTACTTGGGAAGGCTGCTTACCTATGATGGATCTACGAGATAAAGAACGGCCCCTACACGTATGTATTTGCGGGTCTACCTTATGGAACGTAAAGGCAATGTTTGAGGACGGAGAAATTTCTCTGTACATGCTAGATATGGAATGCCACCTATGCGGCGCACTTGCCACCGCCCCTACCCCGATAGATAATGTTTAATGGAATACTCAAGCCCTACCAAGTAGAGGCTGTAGATCGCATGGTAGCCAGGCAAAAGATGCTGGTTGCTTATGAGATGGGTCTTGGCAAAACCTGTATGACGATTGCTGCATTAGAAAAGTTAAAAGAAAATAAAACTCTAACTAAACCCACCTTGGTTATTGCTCTTTCCAGCCTTAAGTATCAGTGGCAAAAAGAAATTAATAAGTTTTCAGATGACTATGCCTCAGTCATTGACGGATCTAAAGGAACACGTGCAATACGTTGGGAAAGAGATATGGGCTGGGAAGAACATACTGGCTACATCATTGCTAACTACGAGACGATAGTGGCTGACTGGGACATTATTAAGGACTATGAGTGGGGCGCAGTAGTCTGTGATGAGGCTACGGCTATTAAAGGGTTTAGATCAAAGCGTGCCAAGGCTGTAAAGAAACTGGGTTCAAAGATTCCAATTAGGTTTGCCCTTACTGGAACACCGATTGAAAATGGTCGTCCTGAAGAGGTGTACAGCATCATGCAGTTTGTTGACGATGGATTGCTTGGGCGCTTTGATCTGTTTGATCAAACCTTCATTGTACGTAATCATTTTGGCGGTGTTCAACGCTACAGGAATCTACCTATCTTCCACGAAAAGATGAAGCAAGCATCTGTAAGAAAGATACAAACAGACCCAGATGTAGCGCCATATCTACCAGACACAATTCATCGTGACCCTCTTACTATTGATTTTGATAAGAAAACTTCTTATCTTTACAATTTTATTGCCGATGAATTAAGTAATGAACTGTATGAAGCACAGCAGTTACTAGGAGCAAACTTCTCCCTGATGGCTCACTACGGACACGATAGTAAGCCAGGAAGTCCTGCAGATATGATGCGTGGCTCAATTATGTCCAAGATTACTTCTCTCAGAATGTTATGTGATAGTCCACAACTCTTGGTTGATAGTTCTAATAAGTTTGACAAACAACTAGGTGAAGGCAGTGCTTATGTATCTAGCCTAAAGGCACGTGGGCTATTGGATGAGGTAGTAAAAACACCTAAGTTAGACACACTAAAAACTTACATAACAGACCATTTAGACACAGATCCCGCTGCTAAAGTAGTTGTGTTTACTTCTTGGGTTGGAATGTTATTGCCAATTCAAGATGCAGTTGGAGGAACACTTTACACAGGGAGCATGAATGCAAAAGAAAAAGAAGCAAGTAAAACAAAATTTCTTACCGATCCTGATTGCCGTGTTTTTATCTCTAGTGATGCTGGCGGTTATGGTGTCGACCTTCCTATTGCTAACCTCCTCATAAACTACGACCTCCCTTGGAGTGCGGGCTTAGCCGTTCAACGAAATGGCCGTATCAAAAGAGCCTCCAGCCGTTGGCCCAGTATCACTATTCAAGACATGCTGGTAGCCAATTCGATTGAGGAACGCCAATACGATATGCTTCAGCAGAAGAACGCTGTAGCCGACGCCGTCATGGACGGCCAAGGGATCAACGCCAAGGGTGGAGTTGATTTAACTGTAGGTAGTCTGATAAGTTTTCTGCAGCAAGCAAGACCGTAGGAGGGGAA